GCGATGGAGGAGGTGAGGCAGGAATGGACGCGCATCGCAGGACGGGTGACGAGCCTGTTGCGCAACAAGTTTGAAAACGAATTGCCACCCATCCTCTCCGGTCTCGATGCCACTGGCATTCAAGAAGAGAATCGCAAGGCCATCGACGAAGTGCTGACGCTCCTCAACCAAGGTCATGGGTGATACGCTGCGCGAGATCGGCTGCCAGATCTGGCGTCCACCTGACCGCCGCCCCCCATGGGCTTGGGCCGAGGAGCATGTTCACTCGATCCCATACTCCCCGGTTCCGGGTCGGTTCCGGGCGGACAACTCGCCGTGGCTGAAGGAACCGCTGGAAGCATTGGTTGATCCCAAGGCACGCATCGTCTCGATCATCGCCGCGATTCAATCGAGCAAGACCACGATTGGTGAGATCGGCCTCTGCTACATCATCGCCAATCTACCCGGTCCGGCGCTCTGGCTGGATCAAACGGATGATGATGCGCGTGACCAGGCGGAGAGCCGACTCGGACGTATCTTTGATGAATGTCCCGCCGTGCAGGCGCTCTATCCACGCGACCGGCACAAGCTCAAGACAAGCACCAAGCATTTCTCGAACGGCATGACGCTCTGGGTGCTCGGTGCCCACAACAAGACCAACCTGCAACGGCGCTCCATTCGCTGGCTCGTCGGAGATGAAACCTGGCGTTGGCCGACTGGGCACATGGCTGAAGCCGAGGCCCGTGTCACCGCCTTCGGCTGGCTGGGCAAGTGCCTGTTCATGTCCCAAGGCGGTGAGGAGAATGATGACACGCACCGCAAGTTTGAAACCACCGACATGCGCGAGTGGACGTTTGAATGTCCACACTGCCATCTGCGCCAGCCCTTCAAATGGGAGAACGTGGAATGGAGCAAAGACGCACGCGATGAAGTCGGCGAATGGAATTTTGCCCGCGTCCGCGAAACCGCCTCGCTGACTTGTGAAGGATGTGGCCATGCGTTCGATGACAGCGATCGCACGCGACGTGTGCTCAGCACCACGGGTCGATATGTGCGCACCAATCTGAATGCGTCACCGGAGAACGTCGGGTTCCATTGGAACGCACTGTGCGCCATGAGCTGGGGCAGGCTTGCTGAATTGTATCTGCGTGCCAAGGCAGCGGCGAAGCAGGGCGATCTGGAACCGTTGCGGCAGTTCTATCAAAAGCGGCTGGCGCTGCCATGGCGCGACTACTTGGAGGATTTTAAATTGGAGATCACGCCCAGCGGTTATCGCCTCGGTGAGACGTGGGACGATGAGGCGGCTGTGAGCAAGCATGGCAAGTTACTCACGCCACCCTTCGATGCCGACCAGGTCGCCTCTCCTCTGCGCTTCATGACGGTGGACTGCCAGATGGATCACTTCTTTGTGATCGTGCGCGGTTGGTCGCTCGATGGTTCTTCGCGTCTTGTGTGGCGCGAACGTGTGCCCACTTGGGATGAAGTGCTCAGTTTGCAGGAGCGTTTCACCATCCATGCCAACCTCGTGTTCGTTGATGCCGGTCACGCGACGTATGACGTGTATCGCGAGTGTGCCAAGCATGGCTGGGTGGCATTGATGGGCGACCGCCGTGCCACCTACGTTCACCGCACCAAAGATGGTCGCAGTGTGCATCGGTTCTACTCGCCGCGCCGCAAGGTGGTGCTGGGTCGCACGCAATCATGCTCGGTTTTCTACTGGTCCAATCTGAACATCAAAGACATGCTCGCCAGGCTGCGGCGAAACCAGGACCCGGAACGTGGTGCCACTTGGGAAATCGCCGAGGATTCAGGCGACGATTATCTCACTCAGATGGAGAGTGAGCAGCGCGTGCGCAAAAGCGGCAAGTGGCTGTGGGAGCGCATCGGCAAGCGTCCCAATCATTACTGGGATTGTGAGGCCATGCAGGTAGCCGCAGCGGTGATGCTCAAGCTCGTGGGACAGGAGTCAGTCAAAACTGGTGATGAGCCTGACGAGGAGACTGAACCGGTCGCAGATTGACACGGCCACATGGGGCATGAACCCCACTCAAATCCTTCAAGGCAAGCTCACTTACGCGGGCATCGTCATCACTGCCATCGGCGCTCTCGGCCGACTCTTCGGCCTGCATCTTCCCACCGAGGAAGCTCAGGGCATGGTGGCTCTCACGGCTGCCAACTGGGACACCATAGCCGAGTTCGGTGGTCTGGCCACCGCCGCCTATGGCCGTCTCCGCATCAACAGGAGGAAGCCATGACAATTGACCAACTGGCCCAAGGCATCATCCGGCAGGCAAGCCGTTTCATTGGCCTGCGCGAGGTCAAACCCAATGCGGACTGGGACAATCCCAACACGCCCGGTCCTGATCGTGTGTTAGTCGATGAACTGCGGTCGCTGATGCGCCAATCGCCATGGGAACCCGGCTGGGCGTATTGCGCGGCGTTCGCGGAAGGCATGGTGCTTGCCGCCTTGCGTTCGCTTGCGGCCACGCCTGATCAAATCAAACGATGGCAGGCAACGATGACGCCACACTGCGTCACCAGTGCGGGTAATTTCCGCAGCCTGAGTCTGCTCTCCGAGAGTGCCGTGCCAGGCTCCATCTGGCTCGCACGTCATGGCAGCACCAGCAATGGTCATGCCGGCATCGTCACCGCTGTTCGTGGTGTGAGCATGGCCACCATCGAGGGCAACACCTCTCTCGATCCAAGTTCAGACGCTAAAGAACGTGAGGGCGACTGGATCACTCATCGCATTCGCTTTCTAAAAGGTAGCGGCACGCTCAACACACTCGGGTTCATCACGCCCACCTCCATCCTGAAGCTCATCGGCGCATGACCCAGCCACGTTTTGATTCCACCATCAGCCTCGGGCATCTCGTGCAGATCCTGTCGCTCGTCATTGCGGGTGCCACAGCCTGGGGCGTTCACACCAGCACGCTTCGCCACCTCGAACTGTTGCGCAACGAGGACCGCCAGCGCATCGAATCCCACGAGGTGAAGATCAACATGCTGGAGCGTGTCACTGATGTAGTGAAAACGGACGTGAACTACATCCGCCTCGCCGTTGATGAGATCAAACACGACGTGAAGGAGTCCACAACTCGTTGAACAAGTCAGGCTGCAAGCTTGTGCTTCAAAGGTGTTTTCCTCTTAATGGCTGCCTTCGCCAGATCGTGGCTGGTCTGCAAGTTGATCCAAAAACGCGCGCTGGTTCCAAGAGCCTCGCCAAGAAGAATCGCAGTCTCCGCCGTGATGGCACGCTGGCCTCGAATAATCTCGTTAATACGCATGCGCCCAACCCCCATCTTGGCGGCAAGACTGGCTTGAGACAGACCAAGAGGCGTCATGAATTCTTCCAAGAGGATCATTCCTGGCAAAACGGACGCGGGACCAAGAGGGATGGAGTCTTTCGTTTTCATATGATTGGTAAGTTAGTGATAATCGGTGATTTCGACCTTGGACGCAGTGCCATCCTGCCATCTGAAACAAAGTCTCCACTGGGCGTTGATTCGTATGCTGTGCTGACCTGACCGTTCTCCTTTCAATGCCTCCAGCCGGTTGCCGGGTGGAACGCGTAAGTCGTCGATGACATCCGCAGCATCGAGCATCGCCAGCTTTCGCAAAGCGACCGACGCAATCATCGCGAAGCGCTTGTTGCGTCCAATCGACCAAAGTTGGGCGGTGTCTTTGCAGAGGAAGGAGTCAATCACGTCTTAAACGATTTGTATCGCTAAACGATACAATGTCAATCGAATTGACAGCTCACGCCCGAGCATGGCGCAAGGTTTGTTCACTGTCGGGTTCACCGTCGCAGAAGTACTCAGCATTCAGGCGAAAGCCAAAGAGATGCTCATGGAAGGCAAGACCCTCATGAGCTGGGGCGATAGCGGGTCTAACGCCACCAAGCAGTTCCCCATGACCGTGAAGGAGACACTGGAGGAATGCAGCCATGCGCTGCGCGTGCTCGCCCCAGGCACCTATGGACGTCGCCGCCGGATCACCACTTCATTCATTCATCGTCTGCACCCATGAACGGCCTTCAACAATGGGCGACCCAATGGCTGCCCCCAGCCCTGCTGCCGAAGGCCTGGTCTTCGGTCTATGAATCTGCCAACGCCTCACCTCGACGCGGCACGGTGCCAGGCCCTGCGCCTCGCGATGCTAAGCGTGATCTCACTCCCCAGATTCATCGAGAGTTGGTGCGTCGTTCACGCTATCTCGCCAAGAACTCAGGCTTCGTGCGCGAGATGGTCAACAACATGGCGATCTATTCGACGGGGGACGGTATTCGCCCGCAGGCACAGTCAGACGACGTGAGCTGGAATCGTCAGGCGGAAGCCTACTTCCGCGCCTGGTCCACGCGCTGTGAAATCACCGGACGATTCAGCTTTGAAGAAGTTCAATCGCTGGTCTGCCGAGGCATGGATGTGGACGGCGAGTACTTCATCCACCTCACGCGCAGCCGCCTCGGCATTGCCGCACTGCAATTGATTGAATCGCACCGCATCGGTGAAGGCAACACTTCCATGCAGTCGTTCCACGGCATCACATTGGATGCTTGGGGCGCACCGATCTCCTACCGTGTGCTTGAGGATCAGTCCGCGCGTGAGCTACCCGCCCAGAGCGTGCTGCATGTGTTTGAGCCGGAGCAAGCCACCTCTGTGCGCAACGCCCCCACCATTCAGCATTCCATCAATCATATCCTCGATGAGATGGAACTGCTCGCCTTGGAGAAGCACGCCGTGAAGGACAACTGTGACGTGACGCGCGTGCTCAAAACCGAGTCCGGTGAATTGGGCGACGATTCCGATTTCGCCATTGAAGGTGGGCAGGCTGAACAAGCTGAAGCCAGTGATCCCACAAGCCTGCAACGCATCACCGGCGGCAAACTCGTGGCACTCAAAACCAATGAGTCGCTCGACTCGTTTGAATCAAAACGCCCGTCACCCACCTTCACTGGGTTCCTGGAGCATCTTCGCCGGGATGCCGCGCTCGGCGTTCTTCCGTATGAGTTCGCGGCGGATTCGTCCAAGGTGGGCGGTGCAGGCGTACGCCTCGTGGTGGCCAAAGCCGACCGGCGGTTTTCGTATCGGCAGATGATCCTCATTCAGCGCTTCATCAAGCCAGTGTGGTTCTACGTGATCGGCGATGCCATTGATCGTGGCGAACTGCCCGCCGTCCAGGGATGGTGGAAAATCAGTTGTGTATGCCCTCGCAAGCTCAGCGTCGATGCAGGCCGTGAAGCGCAGCAGAATCGCTCGGATGTGGAGATGGGTCTCAAGACCATCAGTGATCACTACGAAGAGTTGGGCGCAGACTTCGGCGAGGAACTGGAGCGTCGTGCCCGCGATGCGAAGATGATCCTCGAGACGGCCACCAAATACGGCGTGCCGTTGGAGATGCTGTGGAAGCCAAGTGGAGGCTTTAATCTTGCGCTGAGTCCAACGCTAGGCGAGCAATCCACGACTTCAACTTGATGCGGTCATGCCCAAGGGCCGCCGATTTATTCGGTTTCTTGTTCAAGACAGTGTTTCTAGGTAGGGGCGCATCACATTGTATACGCGGCAGGTTTTGGCGCTACGCACAAGTTCCGAGGAAGTGACCTTGCGCTCCTTCCAAGCGTTTTGCAGAGCTTCATAAGCCACGGCTGTGGTGTTCTGATTGCGAAATTTGAAACAGTCAGCAATGGTCTTTGCAGGCGTGTAAATTTTGACCTCGACGCCCTCGATGCGATGCGTCTTGATGTCGGCGGAGAAGGCCGGTTCGGAGAATCGCATCACACGAAGTTGCAGATCCTTGGGGCGGGGGATGCGCGCACCTTTGGGCAGTGCGATCCAGATTTCATGCGGCATCTCAAGACTCAGTTCGTGGAACTGGAGTGCAGAGAGCAGACAGATCACGGCTTGAGGGAAGCGCTTTGCGACTTCTGCTAGGGAGTGATGTTCCGTGAGTTCAAAGTCGGGAGAGATGTAGAGGCCGCGTCCCGTACGGACTAGATCACCGGAGGCGACGAGACTGGAGAGCCGTTTCCTGGATACCCCAAAGCGCGCTATCTCACGCGGTCGCAGAATTTGCGAACGGGCGAGGGTGAGCACTTTATGGCTTCGATTTTTCATGGAGTAGAGGATACCATATGTTGCTAGATGTTGGCAAGTAAATACATTATGTTTCTTCATGGGGAAACCATTTCGCTCGCGCTCCAGTTTAGGTCACTATCCCTTTAAGAGGCCAGCATCTCAAAATAGGGCCGAATGATATTGGTCATTCGGCAGACTTTGGCAGCGTGCCATAGCTCTGTGGAGCTTGAGTTTTTGGCAGGCGGACCAACATGAAATGGCGATACGATATGTATCTACATATTATCAATGTGAGTAAATCTGTACAGTTGGCGGTAAATGTAACGCGATCGCGAACCACCCTTCGTCGTTGACACTTCAGCCAGAGCGTGACCGCGCTTGATTCGCTTCTCTCCCGCCAGCCCTGGCTTATCACCACCGATGCCATGCACAGCATGGCTGCTCAAACCGTTGCGTTCTTTGATTCGCGTCTGACGCTGCCTGAGTCCTCCTCGAACCACTTGTTATCCGTGGAGGAGGGCGTTGGCATTATCCGCATTCACGGCCCGTTGATGCGCGATCCGGATCTGATTTCCTCGTTGCTCTTCGGCGCGACCGACATGAACCAGGTGGCCGCCGCGATTG